TGAATACGAACTATCACAGAACCCCTTCTGCGCTCTCTCGAATGCTTCATCTAGTGTCTCAGGTGACCCTACAATCGACGATTTAATTGACGACTGGACATTTTCGAATCTCGACGAGGATCTCGTGGATCAGATATTCCAGGATCTTGAAGGTGTGATGAATAACACTGGCTCAGTGGGATTCATTGACGAAATAAACGGTGACGTAGGCGACTTGCTAGATATATTGGGACAAGAGAACAGAGCTGAGAGACCGACTTCTGAGTATGTACCCCGCGTATCCGATCCAGTCACATTCACCGCAACTACGAGGAAACTAAATGAGTACTCCAGGCATTCGGTAAGATTCTCGCTGGATCACCACATAGAGGTGATACATGGAGAAATTGTATATCGAACCGGTTCGAAACGCTGCGTGCTAGGCAGGTCGAGAGTGACTGAAATCGACGTTGTGCTCCGAGATACCGCACCAACTATATTGGCTAGTGCAGTTAATGAATCTGGCGGGCTAAAAGGTTCTGGTTTAGGCTATTCGAGTTTTGCTCACTCGGCAGCTATAATGGTCATATCTCGATCTGGTGGTATCATCGAACCTTTGGAAGGATTTGATTACCATCAAGATGGCAAGTATCATGAGGTGACCGGCCTTAATTACTCATCAAGGAGAACGAATGCAGACTACGTATGGAATAAGTATGCTTTGCTAGAGCTCTACGTTGACGACGACCCGGATGTCATTGATTTAATCGAAGCGTCGCTAGCTGAGGACTGCGGACGCACAGATTTCTTTGTTGGTGGTGCATTTGACCAGGGTGACTCACCGTACTCGAAGCATTTTGCAAGACTTCATGAGTTAACAGCAACATTGAGCCCCAGATCACTGCCGCATATCGAAAAGATGGTGACACATTACGTAACTTCGATTAATCCGGACCTCAGCAGACCGAGCTTCAAGCTACCGTCGGTGCAACCCGTTTTAGATGCGATTGCAAGAGGCTGTAAGAAGTGCCCGAACAACCGCGTTCCCGCCCCTTTCCGAGTTCTGGCTGGGCCAATCATTGATGATTACGATATGACTACCTTCCAAGCGTCCATATGGTTAGGTGTAACCGAGCCACCGTCGCACTTCCACACCTGGGATCCATATGAGAACCCTAATAATATTCTACTGGCTAGCCCTCTTTATACAGTGCCAAATCCGATGATTGGTTCTACGAAAACGACAAGATACATCTTTGAGTTGTGCCTAAAATACTCTATATTCCAGAGCATCTACGTCGAATCAGAACTATTATCAAAAATCAACGGAAGGAGGGGTTGCTTCTATTCGAAGCATAGTAATTGCGGAGTAACTTGGAGTGTACTAAGGTCAAATTCCTTGACATACTATGTGTCATATTATCAGAGGCGGAAGCCAGCCGAAAGTTGCGGCATTTGGACCTGCCTGGATAAAGAATTAGATATATGGAGAAGCCCCAACTTCAAGATCTCATTGTCGGACATAGCATTCGCGAAGATCTTGCCTTATCGAATATTCGCGACAGTTTGTTCAATTATGGCCTACACAAAGAATACCGAGAGAAAGTATGTCGTGCAACAAATAATGAAAATGTCGGCGAAGTGCAAATGGTCGACTTGGCAAACATCTGCACTCGCCGGAGATTTCCGATTCTTCACGTTGTGCGCATTATCCAGGTCTGGTGACCTTGAGAAAATGATCACAAAGGCGTGTTCGAAGGTATTCAGACCCATAACCTTTGCTGATTATTACGTTCTTTTGATGATGAAAGATTTTTGTGAAAATACCGACAGGTTGGACAAGAATTTGACCCCGTTTTTCGGAATGCCCTTTAGATTCGTTGCCATAGAAAAGGATTTACCATTAGCGCACATGTGGCATATACGCAAGGGGCATCACGCTACTGACTGCTTTAAGAAGCTGGCTGAAGGCATCAGAGAGGAACAGCTACATCGCGAAATACTGGTGAACTGCTACGAAGAGCAGGTTAGGTTCATGGAGTCGATGCATAAGGGCGAGGTTGGTCCGACCGAATTTGCATCATTTATGGAAGGAATGCCTGGTATACCCTACTACAACCACATACTATTCATTGGCTTTAGTAGTATAGCAGCAAAAGACATGGACATAGGGAAGAGACAGGATCCGACTGGACTGAACATGTCCCGCATGCTTTCTGATCATCATTGCACGTACATCAGAGATCATGATAAGTTGGACGGTGTAGTGATCAAGTCGCCGCGTGTCGCCGATGGTCTGATGGGCGTGTTATCAGAATACGGAAATCCCGAAGGAATACATGTATTGTTGTTGCGAATGAACAAGGGATCTAAGATAAGGAATATATACACCATACACCCGAAAGACTCCAAGTCAAAGAATAGAGAAATCCCGCAAATGACATCACACATGCGTGTAGCACAATTCGTATCTGAGTCATTGCTAAGCGTTTACACCGATGCAGAAGAGATAGACAACATGCAGAACCCCAATAAGTATTCAGACTTCGTCATTAACTTTTCTGACATAATGGCCAGGGGGGGTTTGTCTAGATCCGAAGACAAGTCCTTCTTTTGTGGGCACATGCACCCTGAAGGCATAAGCTTGGGAGTTCATGCTTTGGCGAAGTGCGCAGAGTCGCCTTCGTTATATACTAGCAGTTCAATACTCAGATGTGATACTTCGAGGTACACGGTGTTGCCAGACGGGGCCGACATCTCAGTAATAGATGGCATAGATGACAGAATCAGAGTCGTAATACCTAGCGGAAAGAAGCTAGTTCAATCCATAGCGGTAAAGAATTATCTACATTTTATGCAGGGAGTGAGAGCGATGGGTGGCGCCGTGATAAATACAGTGTTCTCTAGTGCAATGGATAAAATACAGAAACTTAGATGCCTCGACATTGAGGTCACCGCTGTAGCCACAACTTCTGATGATTCTGCTAGAGCAGTATTATGCAAGCGCAATAGCACATTTGACCCATCCGACGTCCATTCAGATTATATTAATTTGCCAATTGGCTTAGTCAAACACGTAATGATGAAAGATTCTGACGATAAACCGATTCTGTCACCGAAATTGGCTGAATTCAAAACGTTGCTGCAACACCCCGAGGCATGGTTACGCAAACGTTTGTACACGGACACCTGGCAATCCAACCGCTGAACGGCGACACCATATTCGCAGATATGTTATCCTGCATAGGCAATGCGAAGATGTCAATTTCGTGGGGTGACTCGATGGACCTCGTCCGGTCGATTTATGATTCGTATATTGTCATGTTGCAGCAGCGCTGGTTGATCAAAGAAGAAGAGATGGATCATCTTTTCAATTTGGGCATACTACCAACGAGCGACGAAGATCTTCTTATGGGAAATTTTTGCCATTCTACTCAGGCTAAGTTAAAAGTGTTGTCGACGCTTACTGAAGAGGCTCTGAAGCAAGTCGAAGAAGAAGCACTAGATCCTTATGACGTGTTAAAGAATATACGTTTCCACAAGTCCGGCCGATCGCCAGACGTGAGGAAGGTGAGATACAGTGGACCAATTGAAAAATTGAAAATAACCGTCAGTCAAATAAATGCAGGAAGGGCAGTGAGCGGGCGTAAGGCAGCGCTGATAACAAGGCCATTGCACTTCAGTGAGAGAATGAGCGTGAAGAACAGATTTGTAAAGCTCATCATGGGGCCGGATATAGAATTACCATCGCCACTCGAGAAGTATTTGAAGTACATGCCAAACAACCCTAAAGTACACATAAATCTCACAAAACCGAGATATTCAGACTTTAGACCGTGCATGATGGGTGGGTCTGTCCGGATCGAAAACGAAGTAGAATACAAGCTGGTATTCCAGAAGAGAGTGAGCGGAGTCGATTTTAACAGGAAATTGACCGAGTCAGAAGAAAAGTTAGTTGGGGCAACGTATGAAGTATTGCGCGCATCGTACATGCATGATAGCATTCGGAAAGAGAAATGCGGCTTGTCTTATAAGTCTCCCTCAGGTAAGCCGCAAGTAAGATTTTCTAACGGGGAGCCTTTGAGTCAGACGTACAGCTTCTCTTTCTCGGTCGACGTGCCAGAATCTCACAATATGCCGTTGTTATTTACTTACAACGGTACAGCTTACCCAACTTTTAAATGTACGCACATAGGAGGTCACGTTTTACAGCTGGCAGAGAGAGAGAAGTCAGTTGTGTGTTTTGGCTATAGCACGCACGGCGATGAAATCACGCTATTCTATCAACGATTGAAACATCGGGTATCATCCCATACGATGAACTATACTGATCAGAAGCTGATAAGAACCACATCCAACGGCATTTCCATAATATGTAATGTAGCAAAGGATCTCACTCCGATATCGCTCGATCAATTGCAGATAGAGTACAACACTGGTAT